CCATAGCTACTAATATCTTACTCTCCATTTAGCTTCTTATTTAGTTCCTTTTGAAATAAAATATCTTGCATTAATTTTTTATCTGCCTTTCTCTCATTGTCACAATCGTCAATCTTTTGCTGTTGCTGTTTAATTTCTTGATCCTTAGAGTTTACCAGATATCTTCCAACAAATATAAGTATAGTCAATAAAATAAAAAAGATATAAGTGAAAGGTGATTTTGCGAATGTCTTAAAGTCTAATTTGAATATCTTCTCTTGCTCCATATTATATTATGCTAATATGTTTTATTCAATATAAAGATGTCACTATATATGTTATTCCCTGAAGAGGCATTTTGCCATTGAGCTGTCACATCTAATGTATTAGAAATTGTTGTATCAAATGTTGTGTTATTGACTACATTAAATCCAAATCCTTGAACAGAAGCGTTGTTTGTTTTTGTGTAATGAAATGCACCTAAGGATACAATTGATGCAACTCCAGCTGCTCCAATTTGTCTAATTGTAAAATCAATATTTAATGACCAAACATCATTAATAACACTGCTCCCTAAATTCTGTAAGCCACTACTTAAAAGAACAAGAGATCCTGCTTTAACTTTGATTGTAATATTTTGATTATTATTGGCATTAATTACACCACCAAACACAGCTCTGAAACTATCTCCTACTTTAAATCCATTAGCTGGTACAGTTAATGTCCCAACCCCTCCATTGATAAGTGATGACTCAGTTGTTGTATTAGTAATTATAGTACTGTTACCTGTCTGAGCAAATAAACCATAATTAGTGGTTGCAACAGGACCAGGAATAGTAACTGTTGTCTTGCTCCCATTATCAGCCGCTGTCACTCCAGCTCCAATAAAATCAATAGTTGATCTTTGCGTTAAATCAGAGCCTTCATTTTGCACTGTATCATAAGCTTGTGCTGTTACATTGATAGTTGTTGTTGCCATTATACGTTGATATTGATTGTATTATTGGTTGTTGTAATTTGTGAGAATGTATCCTCAAGAGTTCCATTAACATATACCTGATAAGTTGTGGTTAAATCACCGCAGTTACTTGCTGGAGGATTGCCATTTTCAAAGTCATAGTCATCATAAGGAATTGAACACCAGTCATTGTAGTCATAGATTGATACATTTACTGACATAGTCCATCCAGCTGTAACATCTTGACCTCTATTAATGAAAGGTTGAGTTGCAATATCTCCATTGATATCCATGAACTCCTCAAATCTCCATTGCTTGAATGTTATTCTGATGTCATTACAGATGCTCAAGCAATCGGAATGAATCTCATTCACTTGTCTATATTCTTGAAGATTATATTTGTCGCAAATAGTGATAATCATATTCACATTTACAGCTTGATCAGTCATAGATCCAGGCTGTAATGTTACAACCATCAAAGGATATTGTGCAGCATCTCTGGATATAGCATCAAGGAAATCACCTTGGAAGAATTCGTTTATCTGCCTGTGCTCTGTTGCTATTATTTCCAGCTCTTTCATTAACTGGTTTAACGTCTTTTCCATCTTTATTGAGATATGCTTTTAATTTGTCAATCTGTTTCTTTGAGAATTTCATTGTATCCAGTTTAAAGGCCTGTATCCAGTCTTATCTTTCTTTACATATTCATTGCAATGGTCAGAGCACATATCACAATATTCTGGATATTTCACCGCTTGATCATCCATAAGGAATCCAACAAGTCTTTCCTTGTAAAAATAAGCATCCTTTCTCAACTGATCTCTGAATTCATGAACATCAGTCAAGGTGTTGGCCTGAAGATTCTCATCAGATACTCTTCCTGTTGATTTGTTTGTCATCTTCTCATTCAAGAGTAATGCTGCCCTGTAATCAACGAATGCAACCAAGCAAGGAACAACATAATCATTCATCAATGTGAGATAGTCAGCTGTCCAGGTGGATGTCTCAACTCTATCAAGCAATGCCTTGTAAAGTGGAGTTCCAAGAGCTGGCTGAATATACATATCTTGACTTCTCTTGATAGCCACTGCCAAGAGTTTTGTATCTGTATTACTGTGGATTAATCCAAGTTTCTTGAGATTTTCCACTGAAAGTAGGTAGTTCATAGTGCGTATGTGAATGGGAATCTATATTCATGGTTATGACCATCAACATAAATTTGTTTATAACCTCGTTTTATAAATCCGTTATGTATTGGACCATTGAGATATCTCTCTCTATGCTCACCAACACATGTATAATCCCAGCCATCAATAGTCTCTCCTTTTTGATATGTCGGAGTTATGATGACATTAGTTGCAAATCCTTCAATCCATTCAAGGAATTTATTGATATCAATCTTGTTCTTTGTCCACTCATCAGAATTGATTGAGCCTTTTGCCACAAGATAATCAACCTTGTCAACATTTGGTCTTGATATGCGATAGTCATTGTAGTAACCTTTGAATCCAAGCAACTCACAGAATCTGAATATCACAGGATCATTGTCAATAAAATAGCAATCCTTTGCACCCATATCTTTGGCAACAATCAAACTCTCTGCACTACCTGGACCAAGATCCATGACAGTCTTTCCTTTAAAGTCAATATTAAGATATTCATAAACGCTTGACCATATTTTTCTATGATGCTCAGCTCCTTTGTAATCTTTAATCCTATCAACTTGATCATGGATATATGACCACAAAGATGTCAGATTTTGATAATGCCCTGGTGTTTTTTGAATCCATGATACAAGCTCATCCATGCTCATGTCTTTACAATATTCTCTTAATTCTGGATATGTTTTCATATTATCTTTCCCTCTTTTTACAACTAATTGCTGAATCCATTCATGTCTACACCATGGTGTTGATACTTGAGTATCTGGATTGGTGTACCATCCACCTCTGTATCTCCATACATCTCTATCAACTCGCATTGATATGGTGTTAATCTCTTCTTTTGTATATAATCTATTGAGGTCAATCAATCTCTCGCAGAATTGTCTTGATCCACTCTTTGCAGGTGGTACATCAAGTCTGGTCCTGTATCCATATCTTACCTCAAATCTTTCAATTGGAATCTGCTCCTCTCGAATCAATTGCTTTCCTAAGTCATTAACTTCTCCTTTGATTAAGATCTCCCATTTCATAAGCTTAGCCATTGACTTTGCGATGTCTTCAATAGTTGAATTCAGAGCCTTGGCAATGCCATTTGAATCTTCACCATCACCAATCATCTTTAATACGTTCTTATCAAAGTCATTTAGCTCCGCTGATATCTCTCCAATGGTTGCAAAAAGTTGATCTTGCTTTGAGAATACATCAGCTGATGGAGTATCCCATGCTATTGGAAATGTTGCAATCACATCATAATGATTAGCTGATTCACCATACTGAGCAAAGTACCCAATCTCATCATCTGAGAATGTATGCACATGCTTGCAAGATGACATCTGTTGTGGAGCTGAATCCAAGCCTACAATTTTGCGAGCTTGTATCTCATCAATAGTTGGAAAGGATGCCAACACAACTTGCAATGCAGCATCTGGAGTCAATATTCCTTCCTTGATTTTAGCAACCACATCAATAAGTGATGCAATCTGAGCTCCATTCAATGCACTCTTAGCAACATCTACTGGTGCATCTGCTATTGGTTGGTCAGTTGTTGGCTGTGTTGGTGTAACTTCAGCCGCACCAATTGGTGTAACGTCTTTCAATTTAACAACTCCAGTATCTCCTGATAGCTTAACCATGTAATTAAGTATCCATTCAATTCTTTTTTGTCTTGTGTTAACATAAGTATTCTTGAATATCTCAAACAACTCAGCTGATTCAGCCGCATTGAATGATCCTTCTGGAGCAACTCCAAATAATGATGGAGATACAACCGCATGAGCCACAAGGATATTTTGCTGAACACTTGACTCAAGAGATTCATATCTTTTATCAAGGTCATTTCCAGTTAAGCTCTCAACTTTTGGAGCTTGATCTGCTGATGGTGCAAATGTTATAATGATATCACCACTATTCTCAATGCTTGATGCTGGTCCTTTGATTTGATTCTTGAATGACTCAGCCTCTTCTTGAGTTTCTGGAAATCCATCCATGAAAGTGATTAGAGTTCCTGACTTAAATCCATTTTGCAGTTCATACATGTGGAATTTAGAGATGTCAACATCAGTCTGAATGGCTGTGATTCCACCTTGATATGGTGGCTTTGGATATACTCCATGCTCTTTGCGAGCTTTCTTTGCTGGATCCTTGTAATATAGAACAAACGATCCTACTTTATTGTTCTCATCAAGAGCTGGAATTGTTCTAAGATTTGTCTTTTCAGCTGATTGCTGTTGAACTGTCCAGTCATCTGATAGATAATACATTCTTTCATCTGATGATATTCTGATTGCATCAATACCAAGATATTCCCACACAGCAACTCTGGTCCCTTCTCTATTCCAAGTACCTTTTACAGCGAATGCTCCGAATAATTCATAATCAAAT